CGGTGTAGCTCAGGTCATCGCCGTACTTGGCCAGGTCCTGGAGCAGTTCGCCAGCCGTCCGGGTGTAGCTGCCCTTCTTCGGCAGGTGCTTGCCCTCGTCGTTGGTCCACGACTCGGTGACGTAGCCCACGTATTCCTCGGCCCCGAAGAGGGCCGAGAGATACGCACTCAGTTCCTTGGCGGGGCTCCAGTCTTCCGTGGGGGCATCCAGTTCGAGGGGCTCCAGCCAGCCAGGATCGACAAACTGAAGCGACTCGGCCGGCCGGTGGATCACATCATCCCAGCCGATAGCCTCATTAGGACCTGTGCCTTGTGTGGGACGCCAGCCGTTTTGCTTGGCGAATTCGACTAGAGTGCCAACCGTGATCGGTGTTCCCGAGCCTTGGAACCCGGCCCACTTCTTGCCGCACTCGCCTTCGTGGTAGCGCTTGGCGTCTCGGCTTGACCACTGTTCCCAGTCTTGGGCCGTGCCACCTTCGTGCTTGATGGCCATGCCGACCGATAGCCAATCCTCGTAATTGAGGTGACCCGGGTCGATGGCCGAAAGGAGTTCATGGAGATCAGTCATTCGACGACTCCGAAAACAGATCGCTCTGTTCCTCCAGAATCGTTTCAGGCTTGCCGGAATAGGGATCGATCCCCTGCCTCGCGATAGCGTCCATGTGTCTACGTTGCGGACACAGGTATACGACGCCTTTCGTTGGGTATGTGCGGCAAGGCGAATACGGTCGAGCATGGCAGCGTGGGCACTTCATCGCGTCATGATCCATCATCGACGCCCCCAAACTGTTCAGCGGCCCGGATACAGACCACAGCGGCGTCCAGCAGTTCGGCCACGACTTCGTTATTCATATACAGGTGCGTGGCTGCTACCTCGCATTCCATGAGCTCGATCCGTGCCTGGGTGATGGCATGGATCGGACTGACAAACATTCCATGGGCCTTGTTCGCGTGGACGATCCGCTCGTCGATATGCAAGATGGTTTTCAGCCTCATGACGTGATCTCCATCTGACTCGGAGCGGGCGTGTAGGTAGTGGGCTCGATGCCGTTCGGTACACGCCACGCATTGCCTGCAATCCGGTCAATCAGGCGTCGGGCCGAGTCGAATTCCCACTGGCCCACATGCTGGAAGCCCTTACCTTCAAGGAATCGGATCTGCTTCGCTGTTGTGAGCCCCTCGGTCCTGCGCTTGTTCAGGCGGTCCAGCAACAGGGCCGCTTTGCCCGAGCATTCGATCTCGTCGGGGAACAGGCCGGCCTTTTCGAGGGCTGCTTTCTGCTGGATGGACACCGGGGCCATTTCCCACCCGAACGCCGGGACGTAGCCGGACAGGTCTTCCGCCGCGATACTCATTTCGAACTGGAGCGGGTCAACCAACTTCTGCTTGCGGTTGCGCATCTCGGCCAGCTTCTTGGCGAGGGCCTCCTCGCGCTGGGCAACACAATCAGACTCGGCCTTTTCCTCGGCTTCGATCAGGTCCACCGCTGCACCGGACTCGTTGATATTCTCGGTCATCTTCTGGGCGACATCTTCCGAGCCCGCGATCAGGCAGGCCGGACGGCAGAGATCAAGCCGCTCGGTGTTCCAGAGGAAGTCCAGGAGCAGCAGATCTTCCTTGCCTGGAAACAAGCGCGTCCCTCGGCCAACCATCTGGCAGAACAGCGCCCGGATCTTTGTAGGGCGAAGGGGGACGATGCAGTCCACGCGCGGGCAGTCCCAGCCCTCGGTGAGTAGCATCGAATTGCACAGAACGTCATACCGGCCTTTGTCGTAGTCGGCCAGGACCTGCGCCCGGTTGTTGCTCTCGCCATTGACTTCGGCAGCCTTAAAACCGGCCAGGTTGAGCAACTCGGTGAAGCGCTGCGAGGTGGCGATCAGGGGCAGGAACACCACCGTCTTGCGGCCTCGGCAGTGCTTCTTCATTTCGTCCACGATCTGATCGAGGTACGGCTCCAGTGCCGAGCCAAGGCCCGCCGCCGCATAGTCGCCCGACTGCTGGGCCACACCGCGCAGGTTGATTTGTAGCGGAATGGTCATCGCCTTGATGGGGCACAGGAAGCCGTCACGAATGGCGCGCGGCAGGCTGTATTCGTAGGCCAGCGAGTCGAAGTACTGGCCGAGGTTCTTCATGTCGCCCCGGTCTGGCGTGGCTGTCACGCCCAGCACGTCGGCGGCTTCGAAGTGGGCCAATACCCGCTGGTAGCTGTCGCTCAGCACGTGGTGGGCTTCATCGACGATGATCACGTCGAAGTAGTCCACCGGGAACTGGGCCAATCGCTTGGGCCGCATAAGGGTCTGGACGGAGCCGACAACCACGCGGAAGAATTCGCCGAGGCAAGACTGATCCGCCTTTTCAACGGCGCATTGCAGCCCGGTGGACTTGCTCAACTTGTCGGCAGCCTGGTCAAGCAGTTCGCCCCGATGGGCCATGATAAGCACGCGCTTTCCGGCGCGCACAAGTTCTTCGATCAACTGGCAAAACACGATGGTCTTGCCGCATCCGGTTGGGAGCACCAGTAGCGTGCGCCGCCTGCCCTCCCTCCATTCACCCAGGATCGCGGCCTTAGCCTCGGTCTGGTAAGGTCGTACTGAGAATGTCACCATGAGTTCTTTCCTTCTAGCATGTCTCGTAGAGTTTGGATTTCCGCCTGTAGTACGCCGGTCCTGATTCGCCAGAATTCAGGGCCCATTCCCGCCTCCGCCTGGAGCACCGCCAGCCACTTCACAGGGTCAACGACCTTCGTGTAGCAGTTCAGCCGAATGGGGGCTGGCGGCAATTGCTCCGGGGCGACGGACTGGATCCAGGCGAGGGGCATCAGAACGGAATCACGTCGTCTTCTGTTTCGGGCAGCGCGGCCTGGGTGGGTGGTACGGGCTGTTGCTCGGCGCCGGACTCAGGCGGATCGATGAAGCCCTTGATATCGTTGTAGGTCTTCTCCTCGTGCTTCCGCTGGCCCATCTTGCAGACGCCCTGCCGTCCCACGAGTTGATTCCAGGCAAGCACCAGCGGATCGCCATGCTTGCGCAATCCAACCCCGGCGAAGAAGGCGCAGAGAAGGCCCTCGCATTTCTTGTTCAGGTAGAGCTTGTGGATGTGCTTCACGGTGCCGAGTTCAGCCGCGTCCACATCCAGGGTGATGATGGCCATCGGGCAAGCGCACATCTTGGTGCCACCTTCGTAGCGGCCTCGCTCGAACTTCACCACGGTAAACCGGTAGTTTCCCGGCGGTAGGTCAACGAAGTCGCCCCCTTCATTGGGTTGCTCGATCCGCTCTTCGTCCCACCCGATTGCAACATTGGTATCAGTGCTCATGTGTCGGTGCTTTCTACGCGGCCACGCCGCCGTTGATCATCCCCAGGAACTTTTCCCAATGAGGGAAGATGAATTTGTCCACGATTTCGGGGTCGATGTTTTCCAGGGGCGTCCCCGCCGGATACTTGCCTTTGGCGACAAGCACCGCGAGCAACTGATCGTAAGTCACCCCGGCTTCGGCCATGAGTTTGTTCAGTGCAATATGCTGCGCTTTCAGCACCGGCCCACTTTCGACAGTTGAGGGAGCGGGAGCGGAAACAGCAGGCACCGAAGGCGCTGCGGGGGCAGGCGCAGGGGCAACAGCCGCGGGCGTCGGAACTGGAGCAGGTCGAGCACTGAGGCCCGTGAAGCACTTGAGAAGCGGTGCAATGCTCAGGTCCATTTCGCGTGGCAAGCCATCTCGGTTTTTGGCGTCGAAAGCGGCAGTGCGCTCGCTGTGCATAACTCGACGGGTGCCGCCTTGCCCCTTGCCGTTCTTCCCTTTTTCGTCCACGGTCACGATGGTCTTGTAGTTCACGAAGAGCATGAGATCGCACCACGCCTTGAGTAACGGTGCCACCTTCTTCTCAAGGTCAAGTTGGTAACGATCAAACTGGCCTTGCTCTTCGGGAAGCTCGAACTTCTTCGTAGTGGAGTGGGCCAAAAACACAACGTGCATTTTGCCCGTCTGGATGAAGTCAGCCTCCAACTGCGTGAGTAGATCCGACCACATCAGGGCCAGCATACTGAAGGTCTCGCCGTAGTCCTTATTGCCTCCCATGGCCCTGAAGCCAGTCTCGCCCAGCACCTGCTTTATCCCGAGCTTCTCGGCCCAGTCAGCGGTGTCAATTACCAGGGTTTCGCATCCCTGTTGGTCTTTGACGATTTCGCCGATGATCTGCTTCAGGTGTGCCCAGGTCGTCGGGCGGGGCGTGCGCGCGACATCGAGCCGCGAAGTGCCACCCTCCACGTCGATGAACAGGGGCTTCGGAAAGTCCTTGGCCAGGCTCGATTTACCTACGCCTTCGGGTCCGTATATCAGGCCCTTCACGGGCTTCGGTTGAATTCCTCGAATAACTTCCATGGTCGTGTTCCTCCTACCATTCCATCGCGACGTTTGGCCGCGCTTCAATTCCAGTGATTACGTCCGCGTAAGACTTGCCAGCGGGCAAACCGTCCTCGATGATGATCGAGCACTCGTCCCCGGTGCTCACGCGGGTGGCGATGACCTGCAAGCCCTCGGACTCCAGCCAGGCGCCGAAGTCGTGCAGCGTGTCCAGGTCCATCTGTTCGAGCTTGTCCATGAGAACGAAACTGCAATCCGGCTTCAAGGCCCGGACGATGGCCACCGCCACGCGAAGCTGCTCCGAGCCGCTCATGCAGTCCCACTTCTGGGTGTTGTAGACGAGCTCACCCTCTTCGACACTGAGCCCAGGCAGCGGCAACGGGGCCGAGGCCAGCAAGGCAAGGCGCTCGGCGCGGAGGGTGTTGATCTCGCCGCTCTTCGCTACGTACTGCTTTTCGTACTGCTCTGCTTCATCCGTCGCGGCGGCCTTCTGAGCGTTGGCCGCGATCTGCGCGTTGATGCTCTCGAACTCGGCAATCTGCTGTTCGAGTTCGGCGGTGCTTTCGTCGGCGAGGCCCTGACTGGACTGCGAAGCCGTTTCCCAATCCTGAACGGCCGCCTGTAGCGTGGCCTCGGCGTCTGCCAGTTCGCGCCGAATCAGGTCGACACGGGCCGAAGCCTTCTCCATGATGTCGTGGTATCGGTCAGCGGACTGCCGCTTGCGCTGGTTCTCGCCGTTACGCGCAAGCACGTCCTGCTGTCGGGCGATCAGTTCCGAGATACTCAGGGGCTCGCTCGGCACGTCGGCGTACTCGGGCAACTGATCGGCGTGTCCCTTCTTCTGGATCATGATCGGGTAGAGTCCGGCCCGTTCCTGCTCAAGGCGTTTCTCTTTCATGTCAAGCACGACCAACTGATCGCCGATGCCGAGGATCTTTAGGAGGATCTGTGCCTTGTCCCGATCGCTCGCGTCCATGAACTTCGGCAGGTCAAGCGCAAATTCGGACACGAACGCATCCAAGAGGCTTTGCCCGGAGCGCTTGCCTTCGGGGTCAATGACGGTCAGCGTTCCGTTCTTCCCCTTGCGCTCGACGCGGATCCCATTGCTCAGCGTGAGCGAGATTGCGGGGTCGCTCATTGACCCGTTGCGGTGGGCCTTGCTCGGCTCCTTTTTCTTGCCGCCGAGGACCCAGGCGATAGCGTCCAGGACAGAGGTCTTGCCTTGTCCGTTCTTGCCCCCCACGATGGTCAGGCCCAGGGGTGAGGGCTCCAGGTGAAAAGCTTTCACGCTCTTCACGTTCTCGATCTGGACGGACGTGATTCGTAGTCGTCCGTCCAGTGGTTGCGTTTTTACAGTCATTCGAGTATCCTTTTAGTGGTAATGGTTTCGCCGTCGCAGAGTTGGCCCTCTTGCGGCGGCTTATTTTTGGCACGCCTTTCGGGCGTCAACGATTTGAAACTGAAGCGCGACTGCCTCATTGAGGCGCTGCTTGATACTTGACGCGGTGCTCCAGTCTGCGCTGTCGTAAACGTATTCCCCCTTAAGGTTTCGTATGCGAGCACGAAACTTCATGTCGATGGTTGCGTTCAAGTAATCACCTCGCGGAAACCCGCAACTGTAGATTTCGGCGCTGTAGCCTTCCGGGGCCGTGATTCGTTTAACGCCGTACTTCGGGTTGGCTTCCTTGTTCTGATTGATAATAGAGATGGCATCGGCATAGATCTGGTCGAGCCGCTCTCGCGTTGCGTCTATGGTTTCGGCAATGTCGCCCATGTCATGGGTTCCTGTTGGTTGGGGTTTCGAAGTAAGCGCTACGCTGCCGCCTGGGCCTCGCGCTGGAGACTGTGGAAGCTTTCGAGCCACCTGGCCATGGCCTCGGTCGGTGTCATGGGGACAAAGGTCGAGTTGTGGCGCGTGCCGGGATCGAGCAATTCCCGATACTCCCAGCGGCGAATGATCATGTCCGCCTCGTGAACTACATCGGGCATGGCAACGACAGAACAGCCCGCCTCGGCAAGGACCATGTGCAGGATCCGATCCTCCACATCGGAGTAGGGCAGCTTCTGAATGACGCCCTGCTCGTCGGGAACGTGGAACCAGACCTTGTCTTTGAGGGGCGCGGGAATGTCGCCGATGTACGCCTCCGCCGCATCGTGCAGCAGGCCCCACAGCCGGTACTCATCGGAGCACTGGCAGGCAACCATAATCGAGTGCTCAGCAACCGAGTAGTATTCTCGGATCTGCCCGCCCCAACGGCAGCGATGCGCCAGTCCGCGGGCGATGTCGGAGAACAGGATTTGCTCAGGAATCGGGTTGAAGGGGCTTATCAGGCCCCCATCGAACGTGTAAACTTTCGTGTTCATAGGTCTCTTTCCTTTTGGTTGTTGGATAGTTCAGCCGTCGCCGTAGCCGTCGCCGTAGCCGTAGCCGTAGCCGTAGCCGTCGCCGTAGCCGTAGCCGTAGCCGTAGCCGTCGCCGTAGCCGTCGCCGTAGCCGGAGCCGTCGCCGTAGCTGTAGCCGTAGCCGTAGCCGTAGCCGTTGCCGACCGGATACATTACAACCCCCAGTGATCGCTGACTGGTATGCAAAAAATCTCTGAGCCGTCAGGGATTTCTACATCTGCAATAGGCCGAATGTCCGCCATTGACGGGTCTTCAATGACCTTGGCGAATCCACACGATTCCCACCGAAACACCCACACCGCGCGGGAAAGATTGATCCGGCCATTCTCACGGGTAACATCACCCGCGAAAATCCAGCCACGATCCACGACGACAACCGCACGGATTCCCGTCTTTTTAACTGGGCTGTACTCGATACCATCAATCACTACGTTCATGGCTACCTCTAGGCCGCCGAGCGTTTGCAGGTCGGGGCGACGCCGGCGAAAAACTGCCCGCCGTTGATGCCGAAACCGTTGGCGGTGTTCGGGCAACCGCAGAGCACGGTGACGCCAGTGCGGTCTTTGCGGGCCGGGTGAAGAGTCGCGCCGCGCCCGATACGCAGGGCGCCGGTCAGGGGTTGGGTCTGGTTCGTGTTCATTTTTGCCTCCTCGTTCCCGCCGGGGTGGCGGGTCACAAGTATTATTACAAGGTAAACTTGTAAATGCAAGCATCAAAAAAGGCATCGCTTGGATGCCTGAATAATTTTTACGTTAGGCGACGGTTGTGAGCATTTTCCGCTTGTGATTTAACAATTTTAAATTGTAAAATCGGCGCATGAACACTTTTAAGAAAGAGCACGTCCAGGCAGCGGGTGGCCTGCAACCGCTGGCGGCTACTTTGGGCGTGCGCTACCAGGCTATCCAGGCGTGGCTCAGGCGCGGGCGCGTTCCGGCTGAGCGCGTGATTGCTATCGAACGCGCAACGGGCGTGCCACGTACCACGCTGCGCCCTGACATTTACCCCGAAGAGCGCCCATGAACGACTGGCGCTTCTTGCGCGCCCGGCCCGGCGCTGCTCACTTGTGGGCGATGACGCCCAATGGCATTTACCGCTCGGCGTGCGGGCGGATGGCGGTGCTCGACGTGTTGGAGTTCACGGTTCCTGCGCCCGACGTTGGAATGATCCTGAAGTGCCGTTGCTGTATCCCGCATGAGCGCCGGCGCAATGCCGACCGGCTGAGCGGTCGTCTATGAACAATGCTCACCGTGCTGCTTTATCCCTGTCCCCTGTCTGTGATCGGTGTTTGAGCGCAGGCAGCACAGTGAGCGCCCTACACCCGCTGGCCGACCGGGCAACGTCGGCTCCTCCTCTGTGGTGCGATTTCCCGGCGCGTCGCCCCCATTTTGGCGCGTCGGGCTTTTTCCATCGCCCACAAAAAACCGCCTTGCGGCGGCTTCTGCGCCCGTTCGCGCGGGCTGATCATCCAACTGAGCAAAAGTTGATATGACTGAAATGAGTGTAATCGAAATTTCAACAGCGTCAATCCGTGTTGCGGAACGCTACCGGAAGGATCACGGTGATATTGCCATCTTAGCGGCCAGCATTGAACAACTGGGATTGCTGCAACCCATTGGCATTACCGCCAATCATGAACTGGTGTTTGGACAACGCCGGTTGCTGGCATTT